GGCCCATTTGAGCTTTCTGTTGCATCCAATCGTTTGTGTTTGGACGCTAATGAAGGCTTTTATGGAAGTGCTATGAAGCCGGGTTATGCGTCTGCTGTTGGTATGTCTAAATATTTTGGGGGCTGGGATACTCTGTACCGAAACCTCAATGTGCATCCAAATGCTTATGAATTAGATGAGAAGGAATATGATTCTTCTCTTTTTCGTAGGTTAATGTTTGCCCAGCGAGATTTGAGATGGGAGTTTATGCGCTCTGAAGATAAGACTGAGGCCAATAAGAAGCGATTGTGGGAATTATATCGACAACTTGTTGACTCTATAATCGTGACGGACATCGGTGAGCTTATTCGTAAGTTTACTGGTGGTCCATCAGGTTCGACGAATACGGTTGTTGATAATACTATCTGTCTGTTTAGATTAGTTTCTTATGCTTTTATTCGATTGGCGAAAGAGCGAGCTATAAGTGTGACGTACTCCAGTTTTTTACTAAATGTTGCTTTAGCTTTGTATGGGGATGATAATTCTTATACGGTTAGTGACATGGTAAATCAATGGTTCGTCCCAGCTGCAATAGCACGCGAGTGGAGCTCTATTGGTGTAATCACAAAGACACCTTCTGAGAATTCAAGGTTACTTAAGGATATTATGTTCCTAAGTAACGGTTTTGTTTTTTCGGAAGAGTATCGGATGTGGTTTCCTCGTCCTGAGAAAGATAAGGTATTATCTAGTTTGATGTGGGGTAGTAATCTTGATGATGTGCGATGGCATTATCTACGAGCGTGTGCTTTGCTAATGGATTCTTACTGGAATTTCGAGGTGAGGGATACAATCCGAGATTATTTAGCTTATTTGCACAGATATCATGGCGCTGCTTTGGTTGGCACTGTGAAGGGTATTGATTTTAAAGAAATTAAGAATATGTGGAGATCAAATTTGTGGATCGAAGGGCTTTATGCCGGACGTGAATCAGTTGTTCGGAACAAAATTGTGAAAACATTGGAAACAGTGTTAATCTAAGACCGGGCACTGTTTTAAATGTCTTCTTTCCAGTTTGTTCTGCTCTTTATTATTCTTTTCATTTTCTTTTATCTATTCTTTTCACTATGCCTCGTACTGAAGCTCAAAAACTTAAGCGTAGAATGAAGAAGGCTGCCAAGAAATTGGAAGCTGCATCTTCTTCTAACACTTACAAAATACAAATAAAAAATAAAAAACCTAAAAACAAAAATAAAAAACAAGTTATGAGTATGGTTATTCCACGTGTTGCTGGTTCTGGTGATTATAAATCTATGTCGAAG